TCGTGGTTTTTTATACCGCTCCGAAGGGATCGTATGAGGGGGGTATACCGACCTTATCCGTAGTTATTGATACTTTCGTAATAACCGGTAATATACGTAACACTTACTTAACGATACGACCGAAAAAGCCGGCGATACGCTTCTCTTCTGTGGTTTCAAGTCGAGAAGCCGACGCGTACCGGCGTCTGAGGTGAGATTATGACATTACCAGAACAGTTAGAACCGCTTCGAGAGCGTAAAGTCTGGGTATGCTATCCGATGATATACAACTCGAAGAAGCATAACGGCGTAGGCGGCTACGATAAGCCGCCAATAAACCCGTACACGCTCCGCAATGGGTACACAGATCGCGCCGAGAGTCTCGCGACCTTCGACGAAGCCGCCGCCCAGATCGGCAAGACGGCGACGCTTAACGTAAAGGGGTACGACGTGCTCGTCGATACGCCGGTCGTCGGCGTCGGTATCGCTCTCGGCGGTACTGGTCTGTGCGGTATCGACCTTGACAACGTAACCAAGCCGCGCGACGGCGATACCGGTAAATTTGAGACGACCGAAGAAGCGTACGAAATTATGTTTGCTCTGAAGACGTATACCGAGTTTTCGCCGAGCGGTAACGGTATACATATTCTCTTCTGGGGATCGCTACCGACCAACGTAAAGAAGCTCGCAAAGCCGAAGCTCGACGTCTGGGGTACAGAGAAAGCCGAGTACCAACTCTTCGACTCTGGGTATATGACGCTCAGCGGTAACCGGATCGGCGGCGCGCTGAAGGATTGTACCGAGCTCGTCGCTCAGATCTACGAGAAGTATTTTCGAGAGGTAGAGCCGGTACGCGAGCTCAGTACGACGAAGCCGGCGAGCTCTTTCTCTGTGGTTTCTTGTTGTAGCGGCCTCACGCGCGAGCGCTGGCTCGAAGACGTACGCCGGCTCAGCGATAAAGAGCTTCTCGAGCGTATCTTCGCGAGCGGTCGTACCGGTGCGAAGGTGAAGTCGTTATTTGGTGGCGATATCAGCGGCCATAATAACAATCATAGCGAAGCCGATCTTGCGCTCTGTAGCTTACTGTACGGTTTTACGGGTGACGTAGCGCGTACGGAAACGCTCTTCAGAGCTTCAAGTTTGTACAGAGCTCACGGGAAGAGTCGTAGCTATATCGACCATACGCTCGCGAAGGCACAAGAGAATAGCGTCGAGCTTGTTGGACATATCGAACTAACCGCAGAGGATAAGAAAGCCTATGCTCAGCGTAAAGAAGCAGAAGAGCACGCGCAGATGCACGCGCAGATGCACGCGCGGATCGGTGGCGCTTGTCGTCGCTTCAACTCAAAAACGAAAGAAGGTATAAAGAAGAATGACCGAAGAAAGATATAACGAGATAGACAAGCTCGACGACGAGGGGCTCGCCGCTCTGAGCGAAGACGAGTATAACGAGTTTTCGTATCTTCGATACGATAAGCTCACGAATAACGAGAACGCGCTCGACGACCTGCAAGCCGAGATAGACGCGCGCCGGCATGGGTACGGCGAAGTCTGGAGTAGCGGCTTTAAGTATCTTGATGAGAAGCTCGACGGCGGCTTTATGGGCGAGCAACTTATCTTTCTCGGCGCTATAAGCTCTCTGGGTAAGACGAGCTACGCGCTACAGATCGCGACCCAGATCGCCGAGCAAGGTAAAGACGTACTTATCTTCTCGCTCGAAATGAGTAAGAAAGAGCTCAACGCGAAGACGATAAGCCGGTATTCTTATATACAGACGGCGAAAGCAAAGACTGCCCTCACTACTCGCGACATACTGAGCGGTCGTATAGGTGGCGTAATAATGGGCGAAGCGACCGACGATAAGGGTAAGGTATACGTCGATGCTCTCGCCGCTACGCGAAAGATCGCCGGTAATACTCGTATCTTCGTCGGAGAGAACGACGTTACCGTCGACAAGGTGCGCGACGTCATCGACGTCCATATCAGAGCGACCAAGCGTAGACCTTTCGTAATACTGGATTATTTGCAGATACTGCAACCGAGCGAGCTCGCGCGTACGACCGATAAGCGACTTCTTACCGACTACGACGTAACTCGGCTTAAGGTGCTCTCTCGCGACTACTGTATACCGGTGCTTGTAATCTCAGCTTTTAACCGTACGAACTACCTCGAGCCGGTGAGCTTCGGCTCTTTCCGCGAGAGCTCCGGCATAGAGTATTCGAGCGATATACTTCTCGCTATGCAATATCACGGCATGGACTATCAAAAACATTGGTTCACGACCCAGAGCGGCAACCGTAAGCAAGTTTTCGAGACCACACAAGACCATAATACCAGAGTGCGAGAGCTCTTAAGCAAGATGGACGAAGACGGTGCTAACGGTCTACCGTTACCGATAGAGCTTAAGATACTCAAAAACCGCAACGGCTCGAAAGGATCGCTCTATTACGACTTCTTACCGGCGTACAACTACTACGCAGAAGGTACGACGAGAGCGTACGTACTGCCGGCTGAGTATCGCGGCGACGACGACGACGACGAGACCGGCGCTTCTTCTGTGGTTTCTTCTGGTAGTGGCGTAACTATCGGTAATACGGTTAAGTAAAATACGACCGCTATAACAAGCGTACCCGACGTACTGGGTACGCTCTTTTTATCGGTAAATACCGGTAATATAGATAAGCTCGAAGTATTGTAAATATTGAAATTATTTGATATAATGAGTATGGGTAGTAATACCTGTAATACGAGAAAGAGAGGTAAGCCGGCGAAGATGAGTAAGCCCGTAATATTGAGGATACGGCTTAAGTCTGGTAACTATATGCAAGGTTTCCGCGTCCAGATCGACGCGCCGAAGATCGACGGCTTTCTCGCTCTGGTAAACAACGAGCTACCCAACTCGACCAAGTACGTCAATCTGAATGAGATAGAGTACTTTACCGTCGTCAACCAAGAAGCTTGTAACGTCGTAAGCGCTTTCGAGCGCCGGCATAAAGTGAAGGTAGACACGAGCTTGTAAGAGGTGAGAGAGTGAGTATTTTAGACCGACTTATCAGACGACCGAAGACCGTAACCGCGTCGAGACTCGTAACCGAGCCGACCGCGAGCTTCTCGGCTTTTAGCGGCGACGCGTACAGTAACGACGTATACCGCGAGGCCGTCGACGCTATCGCTCGCAACGCCGGAAAGCTTAAAGGCTCTCACGTAGTGACCTACGCCGGCAAGCGCCAAGAGAGCGACGACGGCAAGCTTAACCGGCTTCTACAGGTGAGACCGAATAGCGTAATGAGCGCGTACGACTTCCTGTATAAGCTCGTTACTCGGCTCTTCCTGTATAATAATAGCTTCGCTTATCTGGATCGCGACGAGCGCGGCAACCTCAGAGCGATATACCCGATAACCGCGAGCAACGTCGAGATACTGAGCGACGCCGCCGGTACTCTCTTCTGTGGTTTCATGCTGAGAGACGGTAAGCGAGTCGTCTTGCCTTACGTCGACATTATCCATTTACGGCGCTTCTTCAATAGCGGCGACGTGCTCGGAGAGAGCAACGCCGCGATAGCGTCCGGTATAGAGCTCGCTCAGACCGAGAACGAAGGTATTATTAGCGGTATCAAAGCCGGCGCGAGTATACGCGGTATCTTAAGCTTTACTCAGATTATGAGCCCGACGAAGCTCAAAGAAGAGAAAGAAGCTTTCGTACGCGACTACCTCGAGCTCGGCAACGAGGGCGGCGTAATCGCGGTCGACCAAAAGATGGATTATAAGCCGATAGACCACAAGCCGGTAATACTGGACGCTGAGCAAGCGAAGCAGGTAAAGACGAAGATATATAACTACCTTGGTCTTACCGAGTCTATCGTAAATAGCTCGTACACAGAAGACGAGTACGCCGCTTTCTACGAGTCGACGCTCGAGCCGATAGCGATAGCGCTCTCGCAAGAGTTTACCGCGAAAGTCTTTAACGACCGCGAGCAAGCGTACGGTAATAGTATCGTCTTCGAGTCTGGGCGGCTTCAGTTTACGAGCAATAAGACGAAAGTCGCGCTTATCGCTCAACTCGCGCCGTACGGATTGCTTACTATTAACCAAGCGCTCGAGATACTCAACTTACCGAGCGTCGCCGACGGAGATAAGCGGCTACAGGCGCTTAATATGATCGACTCGAAATACGCCGCCGAGTATCAGCTTAGCCGAAAGCCCGATAACCGGCTTAAAGAAGGTGAAGACGACGAGTAAATTTAGAGGTGAGACCATAAAGCGATTTCTCGACGACGTCTTTACTCTGGTATATAAGGCGAAAAACGAGAGTCTACTCGTAGAAGGGCGTACTGAAGACGACGACGCTTGTCTCGCTACCGTAGACCAATATCTTAGCGCCGTAGAGCTTAAGATACACGAGATAAAGCGAAAAATACAAGGCTGAAGAGGTGGGTAGCATGAAAGAGATACGCGTAACGGAAATACGAGCCGAAGCGCCGCCGGCAGACGGCGAGAAAGCTCTTATTTTGAGCGGTCGACCGGTGGTATACGAGTCGCCGACTCAGATTAACGATATAGGCGGTAGCTATATCGAAATCATTACGCGCGGCGCGCTCGACGGCGCGGATATCGGAGACGTACGGCTTCTCGTAGGCCACGACGCGACCCGTATACCGCTCGCTCGTACGCCGCGTACCATGAGCTTAGAAGTAGACGCCGACGGTCTTACTTTCCGAGCTCAGTTACCAGACACAGAAGCAGGGCGAGAAGCCTACCAAGCGGTAGAGCGCGGAGATATACGCGGCTTAAGCTTCGCTTTTACCGTACCGGATGGCGGCGACGAGTACGACCCGACGACCAACACGAGACGTATTAACCGTATCGCGAAGGTTTACGAGTGTACTTTGACCGCGTTTCCTGCTTACGAGTCTACGACCGTCTCGGCAGAGAGTCGTGACTCGCGGCTTCGTCTCTGTGGTTTCATGAAGAGCAAGCGCGAAGCCAAGATACTTATTAACCAGATTAAGAAAGAGAGGTACTAAACCATGAAATTTAAGACCGAAGCAGAAGCTTTCAACTTCTACCGTACCCAGAGCGTCGAAGCTATGCAGACTCGCGCCGCCCAGATCGCGACCGAGATCGACACCAACCCCGACGCCGATATCGACGCGCTTAACGTCGAGCTCCGCGGAATTAAGGCGGCTCGCGAGAACGCCGAGAACCGCGCCGACGCGAAAAAGACCCTTTCCGTTATTGACTCCATGAAGACCGAGAAGCGCGCTTTCGACGCTGAGACCGTTGTTGATACTCCCGAGTACCGTAGCGCTTTCTATAAGACCCTTCTTGGGCAGAAGCTGAACGAGACCGAGAGCCGCGCTTTTGCGGTCGCTCAGACCGTCGCCGAGAAGCGTACCGACGCGTACAATACCGCGAGCAATAGCGCCGCCGTACTGCCTACGTCTACGCTGAACGAGATTATTAAGAAAGCTCGTACTATGGGCGGTCTTCTCGCCGAGTGCCGCGCTTTCAATATCCCGACCAAGGTAAGCGTACCGGTCGCGACTCCGAGCACTAAAGCCGCTTGGCACACTGAAGCCGCCGCGGTCGACTCTGAAAACGTCACGCTGAGCGCGGTTACCTTCGACGGCTACGAGATTATGAAAGTATTCTCTATCTCTGAGAAGGTGCGGCGTATGAGTATCGACGCTTTCGAGTCCTATCTCGCCGACGAGCTTCTCGCTTGCGTTATGGAGACGCTCGACTACTCCGTCGTCAAGGGTACGGGCTCTTCGCAGGGCGCCGGTCTCGAGTCTTTGACTTGGGTAAAGACCGCCGGCGCTACCCAGAACGCGGTAGAAGTCGCCGCCGCGAGCGATATCGGATACGCCGACGTCGTTACTCTCGTCGGCTTGCTGAAGCGCGGCTACGCACAGGGCGCGAAAATGGCGATGAACAACAAGACCCTGTACAGCGTCTTCTACTCTATCGTCGATACGACCAAGCGCCCGATTTTTATCGCCGACCCGAAAGACGAGTCTATCGGTAAGGTGCTCGGCTTCCCTGTGGTGATCGACGACAATATCGACGATAACGTCGTCTACCTCGGCAACTTCGCGAAGTACTTCGGCTACAATATCCCCGAGGGTATCATGATCGAAGCGAGCCGCGACTCTGGATTTAAGAAGGGCGTAATCGACTATCGCGCTCTCGCCGTAGCCGATACTAAGCCTATCGTCGCCGAAGCTTTCGTAAAGCTCTATAAGGCGGCGGCTCAGGGCGGCAACTCTTAAGACGTCGCTCTTTCTGTGGTCTTTAGCCGGTGCTTAGCGGTTCGACCGGCTTTAGATATTTTCCTTTTTCCTCTTTCGGCTTTTCATTTCACGAAAGAGACCTCCTTCCTAAACGAGAGAAGCCGCGAATACTGGAGAGTACGCGCGGCGGCTCTCGGAGGGGTAGCGGCTCGGTTACTGGAGAGTGTACCGACGTCTCTACCCCTTAATTATTATCAAAGAAAGTAGGGTGTAATATGACCTTATCCGAAGCTTGTAACGTGCTTCACGTAAACGAGGGAGATAATGACGCGCTTATCTCGAGCTTAGTCGAGGCGCTACCCGACTATATTGAGCTTACAACCGGCTTGCTTCCTGCCAACCAACCAGATGAGCCGCTCGTAAAGACGCTCAGCGGCTTTTTACTCACGCTCTGGTACTACGCCGACCATAGCGACGACCAAGCGCTTACGCGTACAATAAACGCGCTTACAAAAGCGCTCTCGCTAAAAGCGCGAGAATATAACGAAAGTACAAATTGAAACCATCGAAATACGGTAATGAATCTTTTTATTGTTCGCAAACATGGCGAAAAGTCTCTGCGGCGTATATGAGCTCGAAGTCGTATATTTGCGAGCGGTGCGGCTCTCCTGCTGTGGTTTGTCATCATAGAATATGGTTAAATAGTGAAAACGTACACGATCCGCAAGTAGCGCTTAGTTTTGATAATTTAGAAGCGCTCTGCGCTAAGTGTCATAGCAAAGAGCACGCAGGAAAAAGTTATTACCGCAGAAATATCAATAAAAATGGTACGCGTTTCGACTCCGATGGTAACCTTGTAAAAGATACTATCGTTTTTATAGTCTGTGGCGCTCCGGGGAGCGGAAAAAGTACTTATGTCCGGGAGCACAAACACGAAGGTGACCTTGTTTTTGACCTTGATATGATATGCTCCGCGCTAATCGGAGAACCAGAAACGTATTACTTCGATCATATGCCAATTCTCGACCTCGCTATGCGTTTTAGAGAAGAAACGCTCGAGCATATTGAAAAGCGTTTCGGCTACTGGGGGAAAGCTTGGTTTATTACAAGCGACCCAGATCGTAGCTATTGGCAATATCTCGCTAAGCGCTTGAACGGGGAAATTATCGAAATGAACGTAACCGAGGAAGAGTGCTATCGCCGGATCGACGCCGACGATAGACGAAAAAACAAGCGAAGCTTCAAAGAAGCTGTAAAACGCTGGTACTCTTTCTCTGTGGTTTCATGTGAAAACGAGGTGTAAGTAATGAGCAGACGTAGAGACCCCTTAAAAGAGCTCTTAGAACGCGTACCAGAAGATAAGAAGCATATCGGCGCGGCGCTCGTCGAAGAGCTCGCCTTTATGAGCGAGACTCTTAAGCGGCTTAAAGCTCAGATACGCGAAACCGGCGAAGTAGAACACTTTCAGCAGGGTAAGCAAGACTTTTTCAGAGAATCGCCGGCGCTTAAGGCGTACAATACGACTGTACAGAGGTACGGCGTACTGTATAAGCAACTTACCGACCTTATCGGCAAGCCAAGCGAAGCCGAGAAGAGTAGCGCTATATATGACTTCCTGAAAGAGGGCGCGGTATGAGTAACTACGTCGACGAGTACCTTGACGCGATACGCGGCGGTAAGTGTATCGTCGGTAAGCGTATACGCCGGCAGTATGAGAAGCTGAGTCGAGACATACACGAGCCGACCGGCGGCTATATCTTCGACCAGAAGCGCGCCGAGCGTCCGATACAGTTTATCGAGCGTTTTTGTCGTCACAGTAAAGGCGAGTGGGCAGGCAAGCCGGTAAAGCTCGAGCTCTTCCAAAAGGCTTTTATCTCGGCGCTTTTTGGCTTCGTACATGAAACCACAAGAGAGAGAAAGTACCGCGAGACCATGCTCTACGTAGCTCGTAAGAATGGTAAGTCGACGCTTCTCTCTGGGCTCGCGCTCTACTGCTTAATCGCAGACGGCGAAGCCGGCGCCGAGGTATATAGCGCCGCGTCGAAGAAAGACCAAGCGAAGCTCGTATATAACGAAGCGCTTAATATGGTTAAGCAGAGCTCAGAGCTCGCCGCAATCACGAAGAAGCGTAAGAGCGACTTATACTTCGCGCTGAGCTTCTCGAAAATGCAACCTCTGGGACGTAATAGCGATACGCTCGACGGTCTTAACGCGTCTCTTGTAATCATAGACGAGCTACACAGTATCAAAGACCGCAATACGTACGAGGTGCTGAAGCAATCCCAGAGCGCGCGCCGGCAACCGCTCTTAGTGACTATAACGACCGCCGGCACGGTGCGCGAGTGTATCTTCGACGACCTGTATAAGTACGCTTGCGACGTATGCGACGGTACAGTACTCGACGACCACTTCTTGCCGATACTCTATGAACTCGACAATAAAGACGAGTGGCGAGACCCGACGAAGTGGGAAAAGGCTAACCCGTCGCTCGGTCATATAAAGAAGCTTGATGACCTTATCAGCAAGGTAGAACGCGCAAAGCAAAGCCCGAGAGACCTTACCGGCGTATTGGTAAAAGACTTTAACGTAATACAGACCGTCGGTAGCGCTTGGCTTACCTTCGACGATATCAATAACGAAGAGACCTTCGATATAAGCCGCTTTAAGGGGTACTACGCTATCGGCGGCGTAGATCTATCGCACGTCGGCGACCTTACCGCCGCGACGCTCTTACTCATGGACAAGAACGAGAAGAGGTACGTCGTACAAATGTATTGGTTACCGAAAGACCACTTTGAGAAGCGCGTACAGGACGAGAAGATACCTTACGACAAGTGGTACGAAGCCGGCCTACTTCGACTCTGTGAGGGGAATCAGATCAATTATAGCGACGTTACGAAGTGGTTTCTCGAGATGGTAGAGAAGTACGAGCTTACGCCGGCATGGATCTATTACGACCCGTATAGCGCGGCCTACTGGGTGCAGGAAATGCAGAGCCACGGCTTTAACCTCGTCAAGTGCTACCAAGGCGTAAAGACGCTCTCGTTACCTATGCAGAAGCTCGGCGCAGATCTACAAGCGAAGAAGATAAACTACGGTAATAACGTGCTTCTGAAGTGGTGTATCACTAATACCGGCATAAAGACCGACGTAAACGGCAATATTCAGCCCGTAAAGGCTCAGAGCCCGAAGTACCGTATCGACGGCTTAGCGAGTCTTCTCGACGCCTACGTCGGCTTAATAGACCATTATCAAGAGCTTTTAGACGCAATATAAGAGAGGTGGATACTATGAAAAAGGGAATGTACTTTAAGAAAGACAAAAAAGCTATGGTATATGCGATGCAAGAAGCACACGGTATCTACGAAGACCCAGCGCTCGAGCCGGTAAGCGAGTCGCCGCTTTGGTGCTATACAAAACAACTCTCGCAAGGGCTGAGCGTCGAGAGCGGCGCAATCTACAGCAATAACGAAACGCGGCTCTTCGTCTTCAACTACAACGCCGGCATAGTACAAGATACGTATATCCATTATGGCGACAGCTGGTATAAGGTTACAAGAGTCGACACGACCGACGACTATAACGACGAAATGTTTGTATACGTCGAAGACTCAGACGACCCAACCCAGAGCTCCAGCGGCGGCTCGAGCGGAGGGGGACAACCTCTCTGGGGATAAGCACAAGAAACCACAGAAAAGAGCTACCAAGAGCGGTGGCTCTCTTTTTATTATCCATATTATCGGTAATATTGGTAATATGATATTATTTTGTTTGCGCTTTTCTCGAAATCATGCTTGACGCGCTTTTCCCTTCTGTGGTATCATGCAAAAGGCGGCTTAGACTCAGAACGAAGAAAGAGAGGTAAAACAATGGAAGAGAATAAAGCAAGACCCACAGGGACGAGCACGGCAGAGATTTTAGACTTAGCTGAAGACATTGAAGACGGCGTAATTTGTCTCGATATCTTAGCTCACGCAGACCGAGAAGCGTACCCAGAAGAAGAGTACCGTAGCGCTCTCGACTACTTAATCGAAAAGCTGAGAGAGAACTTAACCGACCTCAGAGTAAACCTAACATACCGACTTGTTGCCGAAAAAAAAGAAAAGGCTCAGACCCAGAGCAACCCCGAAAGCGCCAACTAACGAAAGAAGCTAAGAGTCTAAGCCGCTCTTATTCTATCATAAGAAGAGAGGTATAACAACGCATGAAGGTACTAAGCTTTATTAACCAGAAGGGCGGCGTCGGCAAGACTACGACCTGTATTAACGTCGGCGCGGCTCTCGCTCTATGTGGTTTCTCGGTATTGCTCGTCGATATCGACCCACAGGGAGACTTATCAGAGAGCGCCGGCTTTAGCGACCTCAGAGACGACGAGCTCACGACGTATGAAGTACTGAAGGGCGGCGACATTAACGCCGCTATACGGTCTCACGGTGGGCGCTACGACGTCTTACCGACCGATATACGGCTCAGCGCCGGCGAGATTGAGCTCGTAAACAATAAGACCCGTAATACGCTCTTACGCGGTGCTCTGGGTAAGCTGAGTAAGCCGTACGACTTCGTACTTATTGATTGTCCACCAAGCTTAAGCATATTTACGCCGATAGCGCTCTCAGCGTCCGACGAGGTAGTAATACCGGTACAAGCTCAGTACTTACCGCTTAAGGGCGTCTCTCAGATCGTCGATACCGTCGAGCTTGTACGCGAGAGGTTCAACCCGTCGCTTCAGATCGGCGGCGTAGTGCTTACCTTCTACGACGAACGTCGTAACCTCGACGCCGGCGTACTGGACGCTCTGAGCGGCTACTTCGGTAAGAAGGTGTACAAGACCAAGATAAGCGTAAATACGAAGCTCGGCGTCGCTCCAAGTCACGGCGAGGATATCTTCGGCTTCAGCCCGACGAGCAAGGGCGCGAAGCAATACCGCGAGCTCGCGAAAGAAGTCGCTCAGAACATGAAACCACAGAGAAGAGGTACGCGCGCATGAAGTACAAGTACGAGGTATACAGGTGCTATGAGGTTACCATACGCGACGAAGACGGTAACCAGATCGGCGAGAGCGAATATATTTACACGACCAAAGAAGACGCGGTAAAGCGAGCGAGAGAGCTCGTAAAAGAAATAGAGAAAGAGGTATCAGAAAATGACTAAGAAGACTCTCGGAAAAAATCCATTGCTCGCCAAGCTCGACGAAGCAGAAGAGCCGGTACTCACGGCTGAAGAAATCGAAGAAATACGCGCCGCTACGAGCGACGTCGACGAGTTTACGACCATGAGCTTTAAGGTACGTAAGACCCACTTAAAGACGCTCAGAGACTACGCGTATACAAACCGCGTAGAGATTAAAGAAGCGCTCGATAAGGCGCTCGAGACCTTCTTCTCGACGATTGATACGTCGGCGCTTATTGAGAGCCCAGAGAAGCCCAAGAAGACGAGAAAGAGAGGTATCTAAGCATGATAGAGCTTAAGAGAGTAACGGCTTATACCGTACCAGAAGTCGCCGCGACGCTCGGCGTAGCACCGGCGACCGTATACAAATACATTAAGCGCGGCAAGCTCAGAGCGAAGAAGCTCGGTAACAAGTGGTATATTACCGACATTACGCTCGAAGAGTACGTCGCCGGCGACGAGCCCGAGACCCAGACGCCGACGGTCTCTTCTGTGGTTTCTGAGAATACCGGCGACTGAGAGGTGAGCGTATGTTTTTCGAGTTTACGAAAGAAGAGCGCGAAGAAGCCCAAACAATCGAAGACGCTTACGCTAAACTTATTGAAGACGCCGAGAAGAAAGTCGACGCGCTCAGACCGAGCGACCCAGAACCAGACCCGAAGAAGCTCGCCGCTATAGCGAAGAAGAGAAAAGCGCTATACGCAAAGAAGCCGATATTAAGCTCGGAAGAGCTCACTCGGATGGCGAAAAAAGTCGGCACGGAATCAGACGCCGGTCTTCTCGCTTATAAAAAATGGGAAGAAGCATATAATAAGCTCTCCGACGAAGAAACTAAAATTATAGACGAATGGTATCTTGCTGGATCTGAAGCATGGTACGCGGCTCGCGCTGAGCTCTTCAAGCTCGAAGAAAACCTTGCGAAAGCTCGTAGCGACTTTTTAGAGAAAGCGCGCATACGGTACGTCGCTTCTCTGGGTAAAGAGCCTGAGAGAATATACCAAGACGCTTGTAGGCAAGTCAGCGAGCTTATCGTACGTCCATACTTCGCGTACGAGAACGAGATTAAGACAAGCGTCGAGTGGAGCGCTTACGACGTAAGAGCTCAGAAAGACGGAAGCTTTAAGCTCGATACAGAAGAAACCCGTAAACGAATAATGAAAGACTTAGAGCTCTACTTCGCCGCCTTGATTGATAACGACACCTACCTCGACCGGCTTACGGTATTTATCGACCAAACACTAAAAGCGAGCCCGTACGTAAGCTCTGAAGGTACGCTCTTCGGAAAGGTGAAACCACAAGAAGAGAAGAGTCTCACGACGACAAGACCGAGAGAGTACAAGCGCCCGAACAACAAGAGCCACAACTTACTTTTTAAGAATGAGCTTACGACTACAGACTCGAACCACTTCGAGCCCGTCGGACTTAACCGGCAGAAGAGCGTAATCGTATACGCTAACTTTGTACCGCCCAGAGCCGCCGAAGCTCTCGGTCTGGACGACTACGACGAGCGCGTATACGCGGCGGTAGGCTCTTGTATACTCGCCGGTAATACCTTTATCCCCTTCTCTATGCTCTACAATCGCGGCATGATGGGACTAAGCCCGAGTACGCGCGGTAAAGACCTAACGCCGGCGATAGAAGCCGATATTATTAAGTCACTGAGTATGTTCGACGGTCGTATCACGCTCACGAACGACCCGACCGGAGAGCGAGCCAAAGAAGACCCCGACTTCGTTACGGTCTCAGTTAACGAGCCGCTTCTCTTTTACCAGATACGCGAAGAGAGGGTACACGGTCAAATAACGAGAGGTATCGCCGTACCGAGCTCGTACGTACCCGTCGGCTACAGGATCGCCGAAGCCAACCGTAACGAGCTTCTTACCGACCGTATCGAAAGTATACACGTAGACGGACTTAACTATAGCCGCGATAACCTTATTGTAGCTAACGCGACGTATAAGCAAGTGAAGCGTATACAGTACGAGAACGATAAGAAGCGGTACACTCACGAACTACCAGAGAATAAGCGTACCATTACTTACGCTCTGATAGCTGAGCGCATGAAGCGCGACTTCGATACCATGCCGCAGACCGAGCGAAGCCGGCTTAAGAAGAAGATCGACGCTTGTATGCAGAGCTACCAGAAGAGCGGACACTTCTACCGGTACGAGCACAAGCGCGACGCGACTAAGACCTTCTACGCCGTAGTACTGTACTTCGACGAGCCGAAAAAGCTCAAGTAGACTTACGGAAACCTGTATTTCTAACTTACGGAAACCTGTGTTTTTGACTTACGGAAACCTGTGTTTTTTGACTTACGGAAACCTGTGTTTCTACGAAAACCGCGTACCCGTTGAGTTATAAGGCTTCGCGCCAACTTTCAGCCGGTGATTATACATGTACTATACATAGTATACAAAGTATAGGCGCCCAAGTCGCCGCCTATACTGCGTAGCGGCGACTTGATCGCGTACGAAGACATGAAACCACAGAGAGAGACCCAGAGCGCCGACCGCGACCGGCTCGGACCGAGAAAGGGTATAGGGGGATCGCGGAGAAGCCCGGCCGGGTGAAGG